AAGAAACACCTGTCAACCGTTTTGACAAACCAGTAGTGGCAGAATCAATTGTTCTTGATAGATTATCAAGGCTGGGAAATGACATATTATAATCCTAATGCAGTTTTAAGACCACTATTTTTACAAATATAAATTTTTGTACCGGGAACAAAATCAAGAATAGGATCTTGTATCACATCAAGATTGCGTTGAATAAACACCCACCACAACTCTGCGGTACCATACAAGTCATATGCTAACAGATCTGGACGATATGCATACTGTGGTTCTATGGTGTAATAAAAATCATCCACCGCAGCACTGACTGGTCTAATAGTCAACACATCAAGATAGTTATTTTTAACTGTGGTGGCATGCCACGGACTGGTGTTGGTGTAGGTAGTTGCCATAATTAAATGTATCCAAATGATTTGTTCAAGTAGCCGCCGCCCACAAATCTATCAAGACTAAAGTTCTTGGCACTTTCTCTACTGTAAATTGGTTGTAGATTAACAGTGAATGAGCTTTTGGTTGGCACATGGGTTACGTCGCCGCCGGTTTTACCAGTTAGTCCCAAACTTCCAGCTATTCCAGCAATAGAGCCAAATGCTCCTGCTATGTTACTTACCGCACCAGTGATGGAACTGGCGTTGGGAATGACTGCGCCGATGGCGCCAGCAATACCACCAACTGATTCAGCAATGCCCTCAATTTCGCCAGCCAAGCTGCCAACCACATTAACACCTATGTAATCACAACTGGCATCCAACGATGTTGTAAATCCTGTTACCACCACAGGTACATTTTTAAAAACATAATTACCGTAGCCGTTTAGAAAAACAATAGGAGGAGGATTACCAGCTTTAGGATCAGTTCCTGCAAACATTTTAGTTAAACTTCGTAAATAGTGTACCGCTGCAATCCAGTACAAGCCTTGATTTGCATCTTCCACATTCATCGGAGCAGTAATTGTTATGGCGCCGGGCTCAGTATTTTTAAATGCTTGAAAGGTGTAGTTGGTGTGTGTTGTTTCAATTTTGTTATAGGTTGCGGCGCTGGACATTGATATAGTTGGAGTATAAGGAAATATGAGACCACCTGCATCTTTCAAAGGTTGCAACACCGGACTACCTTTAAAGCTGGTCCAATTAGCAAGACTCAATCGCACACGCCAATCTTTGGCATCAACATCGCCGCCGAATACAGCATCAGCCGCACTGATAAGGTCGCCAATAGCTTCGCCGGCTTCTGGTAAATTTGCTGATCGAATTGCACTCAATACGCCACCAGGATTACTGTTATATCCAGTGCTTAATGCACTGGCCAATTTGCTAACTCCAGTAACTGCATTGCTGGCAGCGCCAATTAAGTTTTGCGCAGATACTACTGTTTGTAATAAACCCATGGTATTTTATCCTTTTGGTATATTATTTATTTGACTTTGTTATGTGCGTAGTTTATAATGTTATATAAGGGACTCTTAAAATGACAGTGAAAGTTAATTATTTGAACAACAAAGACATGTTGTTGGAAATACACCGAAGTAAAACATCATATTGCAGCTTTACCAAACCCGAGTATCATCAATATGATCTTATTCTTTCAGACACAAGCAAAATAAACATACGCACCGTTGCAGAGGCCAAACGGGCTAGAGCAAAACGCATGGGTCAGCAAGAGTTTGAACGCAGAAAGTCAGGTGGTGAAAAGATCAAGATAGCAGACTGTGAAGTTGATTACAAAAAAATTGCCAAAACTGATGTGGTTTTTAGAATCATGAGTTTTGATCATATTCCCCTCAACGACACACGCAAAAAAAATCCCAAAAGTATTGCGGATCACAGAGACAAGGTAAACTTTCCACCTTTTCAGCATTGGAAGTTTGATGCGGAATCTCCAGACACACTGGTTTGTGTGGGCAAAAGTCACTGGGAAGGTGACTTGGCAACAGGTCACTTTAACAAAGATGTTGGACAAATCAGTAACACACTTGCCCGCATGATGATCAAGTTGTGTGAACGATATGCCACACGCGGTAATGTTCGTGGATACACTTACAATGATGAGATGAAGGGCATGGCTATTTTACAGTTGACACAAATTGGCCTTCAATTTGACGAATCAAAGAGTGACAACCCGTTTGCGTATTTCACAGCAGCTGTGACAAATAGTTTTGTACGTGTTATTAATACTGAAAAACGTAATCAAAACATTCGTGATGATGTATTGGAAATGAATGGAATGAATCCCAGTTACAGTAGGACTGGAGCTGGCGAGCATGCAGCTGCTTTGAAACGACACAACGAGGATACTGCCAGTGAGTAATTTATTTAAAAAAGTAGCTTGTTTTACCGATATTCATTTTGGTCTCAAGAGCAATAGTAGCACTCATAATCAAGATTGTGAGGAATTTGTGGATTGGTACATTGCCAAAGCCAAAGAGCAAGGTTGTGACATTGGAATTTTTATGGGTGATTGGCATCACAATCGCAACAGTCTCAACATCACAACAATGGATTATAGTCTTCGAGCCTTGGAAAAGCTAGGTGCAGCATTTGATCAATTTTATTTCTTTCCTGGCAATCATGATCTTTACTACAAAGACAAGCGTGATATTCATTCTGTAGAGTTTGGCAAGTATATTCCTGGAATTACTGTGGTTCATGAACCTACTACCATTGGTGATGTTACACTTTGTCCGTGGCTTGTGGGAGACGAATGGCGAAGTGTAGGTAACAAAGGTGGCAAATACATATTTGGTCACTTTGAGTTGCCCAGCTTCTTTATGAATGCCATGATTCAGATGCCGGATCATGGTGAGATTCAGTTGGATAGTTTTAAAAATTATGAACTTGGCTTCAGTGGACACTTTCACAAGCGTCAACGACAGCGCAACATGATCTATATTGGCAATGCATTCCCGCACAACTATGCGGATGCATGGGATGATGACCGTGGCATGATGATATTAGAGTGGGGCGGGACTCCTGAATATCACACGTGGCCCAACCAACCCACATTCAGAACTGTCAAACTAAGTCAGCTGATCGACGATGCTGAGACAATTATTAGACCCAAGCAGCACTTGCGAGTTACACTTGACATAGATATCACGTTTGAAGAAGCAAGTTTTATCAAAGAAAAGTTCATTGCGGATTATGATATCCGAGAACTAACCTTGATTGCAGAAAAGAAAGATATAGAAATCAACACCAACATTGATATACAAGCATTTGAAAGTGTAGATCAGATTGTCAGTAGTCAGATTGTCAACATTGACAGTGATCAATTTGACAAAAACATATTATTATCAATTTATAATAGCCTATGAGTTTAAAATTAAAAGAACTAACAGTTAAAAACTTTATGAGCGTGGGCAATCAAACCCAAGCTGTGAATTTTGCACAAGAAAACTTAACACTTGTACTGGGTGAAAACTTGGATCAAGGCGGTGATGACAATGGCAGTCGCAACGGCACGGGCAAAACTACCATTGTGAATGCCCTAAGCTATGCATTGTTTGGCAATGCGTTAACTAATATTAAAAAAGATAATCTTATTAACAAGATTAACAATAAAAACATGTTAGTCACCCTGGCATTTGAAAAAGATGGCATGGACTATCGCATCGAACGTGGACGAAAACCCAATATTCTACAGTTTTTTGTGAACGATCAAGCACAAGAAACTGAAGAAATAGACGACTCGCAAGGAGACATGCGAGAAACACAACGAGATCTTGATGAATTGTTGGGCATGAGCCATGACATGTTCAAGCATATTGTTGCTCTCAACACGTATACAGAGCCGTTTCTCAGCATGCGGGCAAATGATCAACGAGTTATCATTGAACAGTTGCTGGGTATTACTCTGCTTAGTGAAAAAGCCGAAGCATTAAAAGAACTTATTAGACAAACTAAAGAAAACATCACTCAAGAGTCTGCCAATATTGAAGCTACCAAGAAGGCCAACGAAGGCATTCAAAAGAGCATTGATGCATTGTTAACCAGACAAAGTGCTTGGCGCACACAACATTCTAATGAAATAGAAAAAATTGGTCGTGCAATAGTGGAACTTGAAAGCGTTGACATTGATTCCGAAGTAGCAAAGCATGCAGAACTAAAAGTTTACGACGAAAGTGCTGCCAAACTAAAAAGTTTGAACAAAGAACGTGCTACTCTGGAAAGTGCGCTGGCACAAGCAGAAAAAAGTCTAACAAAGTATACAAAAGAATTAGAAAGTCTAGCAAACAAAACATGTCATGCTTGCGAACAACAGCTTCATGACCACAAACATGAAGAAATGAATGCTCTAGCAGTGAAACATTTGGAAGAAGCCAACACATATTTCAACAAAGTTACAAAAGATCTGGGCAAAATTGTTAAAGAATTAGAAAAAATTGGAGATATTAATGGAAGACCCAACACTTATTACGATAGTTTAGAGCAGGCACTCAAGCATCAGAACAATTTAAAAACATTGGAAACACAATTAATTACCAAAGCAGACGAAACTGATCTGTATCAGGAGCAGATAGACGAGCTTACCGACACAGCCATGCAAGAAATTTCGTGGGATGGTGTTAATAATCTCAATAGTCTCAAAGATCACCAAGAGTTTTTACTTAAATTACTGACCAGCAAAGATAGTTTTATACGAAAAAAGATCATAGACCAGAATTTGGCCTATCTAAACAACAGACTTACCCACTATCTTGACAAGATGGGACTGCCCCACACTGTGGTGTTCCAGAACGACCTCACTGTTATCATCACACAACTGGGTCAGGACTTGGACTTTGATAACTTGAGTCGTGGTGAACGCAACAGATTGATACTGAGTTTGTCATGGGCATTCCGCGATGTTTGGGAAAGTTTGTACCAACAGATTAATTTGTTGTTTGTTGATGAACTTATTGACAACGGATTAGACTCCGCTGGAGTGGAAGGTGCCCTTGCGGTGCTTAAAAAGATGAGTCGTGAACGCAAAAAGAACATTTTCTTGATCAGTCACAAGGATGAATTGATTGGTCGCGTTAACAATGTGCTCAAAGTTATCAAAGAAAATGGGTATACCAGCTATGCCAACGACTTAGAAGTCACAGAATGAAGGTAGTCAGCATCAATGTCCAAGCACGTTGATCCCAGTCCGTATCAAAATGAACAGTCACATGAGCAACTCATGGCGGCTTTTCGCGAATATTTCAAGGCAAATCAAGATTGGCAAGCCAAAGGCACACGCAGGGCAGGTGAAAATATGCGCTACTGGTTAGCACAAATTAGAATTATAGCAAAACAACGTAGAGAACATGTTCAACAATATCGTGTGTACTTGGACACAACCAAACGTGAACGTAAGACAAATCAAAAAGGCACAGGTGAGGATCAAGATAGCACTAACTAGTGTATGTCTTGGTACTACGAAAATCAATTAATAGAAAAATTGCCCGAAGAGTGTGTTGGGTTTGTTTATCTCATAACAAACACAGTTACTGGGCGCATGTACATAGGCAAAAAATTAGCCAAATTTGCAAAAACTACTTACAAAGTAGTCAAGTTAAAGAACGGCACCAAGAAGAAAAAGAAAATCCGCAGCAAAATTGACAGCGATTGGCAGGACTACTATGGTTCCAGCGATGAGTTAGGCAAAGATGTTGTGCAGTTAGGTCAAGAAAAC